CATATTCAATTTTATTGGTGATCGTGATGGTCTTGTCCACGATTTCAAGTGTGATATCTGTTCCTGGTATGTCGATTTTGTTTAACATTTAGTTTCTCCTTTATGCGTGTTTTGTATTTTTGTTGATTTCTAATAGCCATTTATCTGCAGCTTGCCGGATTTCTTCAGGAGCTGATAAATTGTGTTTCCCCCTAATTTGAACAATTCGGCCATCCTTGTATTCCAAAGTAAAAAACGGCTTGTCTGGTTCATCTTTTGGCCTAACAAATATGATTGTCGTTTTGCCGTTCGCATGATCTTGAGTATACCTAGCACTACCAACACAATGAGACAATGCCTTCCCTTCCAAAATCAATTCTCCGGAATTATAGGCCGGTTTAAAGAGATACTGGCCTACCGCTTTCTCGTATTTGGCCAAAGATTTCAGACGCTTCTCGAACTTGCGCTGTTCAATCTCGCTCTTGTGCTGTATGAGCAGCTTAACCGCATTATCATGTGCTTTGACTAAATCTTTCGGCATGATGAGATTGTCGGTATCAATGGGTATATCAAGCTCGTTCAACATGCTGATATAGTCTACATAGTAGTCAAAATTAACTTTGTTTTTTAAAAACCAATTCTGGAATCTGTTCATTTTGGCAGCTTTGGGAATTTTATTGATGTCTTGATAAGTCAGGACTTTTTCAATCCCAGGAACAAGTGTGCCACCTCGCAATTTGATGCGACGTTCTAGCTCATAATCTCTGAAGGACCTATCTGTATTTTTGAAAAATCGCTTATTTTCATGAAGCCATTTCTTTGTTACGACACGGCAATCAACCGCTTTTCTCACATGCCATCCATCATATTCAGTAACATCATAAGCGAAATCCGTAGCCATTCTCCAGGCATTTATTTTCTGAAGAAACTCGATTTCAGAGCGGTATTTATACATATGTGGCAAATGATAGTAGCCCAACCCACGAGGAAATTCCAAGTACTTCAATTCAGAAATTTCTCGAATCTTATTCTCCCAATTGTTTTCAAAAAATATTGTTCCTGAATATGCTCCTTGGCCTGAGAAGTTAGGAGTAAGTCCAGGAGCGTAGACTCCGCATCTTTCAGTCAGTTGTATAACTTGATTGTCGCTCATCTGCTCAAAGTTTGTAAGTTGCATCCTAATAGATTGCTTGCCGTTCGTGTATCGCGACCAGAATCCGTAAGATTGGATTTCAATCCGTTTGCACGTCACAAGAATAATTGCGAAACTGTAGAATTTGTCGTAAAAGTCTAATCTGCTCGATTTTGTCAGACGTTTTTCGATAACTCTACAACCTGTCCGATCGCTCTGAATAGTTTGAGATTTGTTAGACCATTTGATGGACGGGATCTGCGAATAGCACCAGTCAAAGAATTTTTGGGGCGGTTTCAAACGTCCGGCAATTATTTTTTGATTTTTTGTCATGCTAATTCTCCGAATAAATCGAGCTGACCGTCAATAACATTTTTCTGTTTTTTAACTTTTTTAGATTTTGGTTTTTCAGGTTGTTGGCCGACTACTACAGTCGCATGGATTGCCTCAACCTTTTTGGTTTTGCCAGTAAAGTACTTATAGACCCAACCGAATACGGTAGAGTCATCTACCATCGCACAAGTTCCTGACTTAAAGTTCTTAGCCTGGCTAGCGCAATAGTTCAAAGCTTCTCTAATAGATTTCTTATCACCCAAAACTCCTTCGAAAAGCTTTTCGTCCTCTTGATCACAAATCCAATTGTGTATTGCATCTTCAGCTGGTCCATGATCTCCTTTTAATTCCTCTAGCAACTTGGCCAGAGCTTTTTCTTTGATTTCATTCATTTCACATTTCAAAAAATGCGACTGCCTCTGTTGTGAGTTTGGCTAAATACGGGCAGTCGCTCGTCCAAAGTCACATGACCCTTACTGACGTTTTCTAGTTCGCAGTTTTACAAGAATGCCCGGCTTGTTGGTTTTTGAGTTGTTTCCATTTTGGAAATAGTTGGTTTTTGATTATTCTTCCCCTCTTAAAAGGGCAATAATTGAATGATAATAAAATCTTCCGATATTTTTTCAACATCACAAACATAGGCATTAAGTAAGGATTCCTCAGTTTTGTATGTTGTTTGGTTTTTCAACACTTTCATTCCAACGAATAAATCGAGGTTTTAGTCCGGGCCAACCAGAACGACCAAACAAAGCAATACACTCATCTTTATCTTGATGTATTGCAAATGTGATACCATGAGGACAACCTGTGTCGTGAGTTTCTAGTATGTCTTTTACTTGTTTACTCATACTTACCACCCACATTGCTCATTGAGTTCAGCCTGAGTCAATGGCTCAATACGTTGATAACCACTGACTTGATAGTTCTTTTTAAAATCAAATCCGAGTTGACTTAGACCAGCCTTGAAACGGTCTTTTTCGGCTGTGTCTACAAAATACACCTCTAAAGTCATTTTTTGGGTATATCGTTTTAGGTTGTTTTCAGCCCCTCTAAGAGCGTTAGGCTCATTTTGGGGGATTTGCCCACCGTTCAAGATTTCGCCTGTCTCCGGGTCAAAATTTGGGGTTTCCGTTGACTTTGGAGCTTGTTCCTGCTGTTTAGTTTGTTGAGCTTTTAAAAGTTCCTGACTTTCTCGCTCTACTCGTTCTTGAGCCTGTCTGAGTTCTTCCTTTTGCTTTTCAAATTCATAGTCAGCTTTGATTTGTTCAAAGACCTCAGCAAGAGTCAAGTCTTTCAGCTGTCGGATGTAAGGTGAGTCAGTCATGCCATACTCAGCACATAACCCTGAAATAGCTGACTTAGCCTTTTCAAATTCTTGCTGTTTCTGAAACTCAAATGTGACCATGTCATCAAGTGACTTTATAGTGACTTTTTTAAGCGTCACGCCGTCTGCCATGAAATCGCCAGCCTTGACATACTCAAGGGCCTTTTCATCAAAGAGACGAGGATCTAGCATGTACTCAGCTGATTTGTTAGCTATGTAACTCTTAACCGTATCTATTTTTAGTTGTCTTTGATGTTCTTCGATTTCCTTGATACCTTTATCAAATTCACTAACTACGGTTGCAAATGGTTCAATAATTGACTTTGCATAACTATCCCATGTGTTAGCCGTCTCTGATAGCAAGTTTTTAGTATCGATACGGATACGATTTTTAGACTCAATTAGCTTATTAAATTCAGCTCGCTTTGCCTTGTCATCTTTGAGAGTACTAGCTGTAGGAATATAGTCCTTGTACTTTTCAGTAGCCTCTATGAGGTCTTTTTCAAAAGACTCTCTAGTAAGCTCATCCGTTGTAATCATTTCATAAATTTTATTGATTTTCTTATCATCAATAACCTGTAATTCTTGCATGTTGTCCTCCTAATATTCAAGTTCACCGTCTAGCAACTCGCCCTGGATTGGTTCCTCAGTTTGAGCAGGTTCGGGACCTGCATGATTTGCCTCTTGCTCTTTGTTAAATTGCTCAATCTGAGCCATCTTGCGTGCTACGACATCCTCACGGCTCTCTTGAGGTGTGACGTCTTTAGGTGTGTTATCCAGCTGAATTTCATCAGCCTCATAGCTCGCTCCAAGCTCAGCAGGGAACGCCTCACGGTAAGCTGACACTAGAGCTACTTTCCGTATCATGACACAAGGCATAGTATCCCAGTTATTCTCACCTATTGGCTTGCCGTATGAGTTCATCACTGGATAAGTAACATCTTTCCCCTGTTGTGTCAGTTCCTTAACTCTTGCACGTATTTTAGAATTGTCATACTCCTCAAAAGATACTTCTGTTTCCGTTGGGTAAGTACGGTCTTTGCGGTACACCTTGGCCCAACCGCCAAGAATTTCAGCGCCTTTAGGAATAAATGCTCCTTTTGAGTATTTAATTTCACCATCCAACAGATAGATTACGCCTGCCTCTTTACCATCAAATTGTGGATGACTATCTGCTTTCTTTTCAAAAGCTGATTTGGCAGTGACTATCTGGGCTGGCTGAGTGCCATACTTGATAAAAAAAATTTCTTTTGTAAATGGATTGAGGTTTTGGGCTTTGGCTTGAGCTATAAAATAGGCAAGCTCCTCATCACTAGCTTTTCCTTGCGGGTCAAGATACTTCCTGATAATACCGCTATTAAGTAGCTGAGGGTTAGTCAGAAAGTCCCCTTTTGCTTCTACAAGTTGATTGTTTGTCATTTTCTTCTCCTTAAATTGTGTAAAGCTCTTCGCCTGTTTCATCGTCACAAATTCCTAGACCACCTAACGCTCTATAATTTTGTGCAACTTGATTCCAATAGCTCATATTTTGATAGTATGTTGATTCTGATATTTGTTCGTAACTCATTTTATTCCCATCTTTCTTTTAGTAATTAAACATTGTCCCACAGTATCCAGCTTCTTCTAATGCTAATCGGTTCAAATAGTGTGACATATCGCTAATACTCATTTTTCTAACCATTTTCTCGGTTAGATAATCGCCATCAATTTCTTCTCTCATTTCCTCTCTAAGTTCTTGTTTCCATTTTTTGTAATATAATCGTTTCTTCATTTTCTTCTACCTTTCGTCTTCTTAAGATTCCAATTTTCACGCTTTATGCGTCTGTTTTCGTTTTGTAGTTTCAAAATAATATCTTGTTGTTCGTTGATAATCTGACCCAGCTCTATACCAAGATGGGTATATTCAGCTCGCCAGTTGGCGATTTCTGCAAGTAGTTCTTCAATCATACTTCATCACCCACATATCGACGTCTACCGCATCCGATATCCACATACTGGCTAGGGTCTAGTTCCTCTTGCTCCTCAGGCGGTTGCATCATATCCCTGTCGTAATCAAACATTAGCCTCTCCTTTGCTCTATCCCAAATACTTTGCATAGCGTGCTCTTCGTGGTTCTGGTAAGGCTAATGGCTCAGGTCGCAATCCTACAGGCGGTTCGTTGTCGTATGTGAATCCCTTGAACTCTCTGCGGATATTCTTGCGAATTTGTTCTCTTTCAATTTCACGCCCCATCTCAAGAAGTTTATTACAAGCTCTAACCACTTGCGTGTCATATTCTTCTTGCAAACGTCTTTCTTCCTCTTCCTGTTTCTCCATCTGATGAACTAGGATTCCTGCGCTGATAAATCCTAAAATCACTGCGCCAGTTCCTAATAATTGGCTAACTAATGGTGGTTCAAACATTTTTATACTCCTAACATTTTTTCTTTTTTCATATTCTCAAGCATTTCTGATAACGTTTCTTTCTTTGTACGATAGCGATTACGACTTTTCCATTTGACGAACATGCGAAATCCTTCGTAATCGATAAATACAATCTTATGAGTTGGGTTATCGATGAACTGCTTGAAGTCTGGATGTTCTCGCATTTCACCTGCCCAGACTTTTGCAGTCCCTGGAGTCAACCCTTCCCACCTCTGACAAAGATGTTTGTAATCACCATGCGTAGCTTTTTCGTCCACATCAACTGGCTTATAAGTAATTTCTGTTTTCGGCATGCAATTTCCTCTCTTTCGTGTTATAATCATGTTGAATATTTAATTATGCGCCTGATTGCCGTCAGGTGCTTTTTGTTGTCTTCTAGACTGTCTTACTTTCCATCGCCCTGAGTTCAATCTCATGGCTGACTTGTTTTAATAGCTTCTCACACGCTATCTTAGCTTCTCTGTACGTTGTAGATTCGCTGATGAAGTAATCAGCAAGTTCGATGACTTTATCTTCCATCCCTACACCTATGCTGGTTTAACTGTGTTCAGTTCCATAATCTTCATCTTGGTATTGGTGCTTGGCTCCCACGTCATCCAATAGGCCAAGGCTGCATCTGCGAATTTTTTCGGTAGCAAGTCGTAGCGACTAATGTTGAAGTGGTCTTTAAAGTCAATCTCAGCTTGTCTAAATACCGACTGGGCGAAAATCTTATCCGCATAAGCTGGACTATCAATACCACCCAAGCAAGCCACGACCCTAGCCTTGCGCTTCTTCAGTAGCGACTGAGCATAGCTTGGATGAATCGGTTGCTCACTCTTGAGGTAGTCGATATCTTCCATCATGCTAGTCTGTTGCTCACGCAACTTCTTCTGACCAGTAAAGAGAGCGATGAAGGCATCCTCGTCCAAGTCCTCGCGGATAAATCCGCCCTGCTTACGAATAGCTGGCAAGACCTCTGATGTCACCCAGCGCTTGAACTCCTTAGCTTGAGGCAACTTGCTGGATAAGATAAGAGAGTAGAGACCAGATTCGTTAATGATAATAGTATTTTGTGTTCGTCCTAGGTTGTCGGTGAGTCCGTATTTCACGGAGTCATCTTCATCAACGTGCCGAGAAATTGCGTCCAGAGGTTTAGCATATCCCAAGATATCCGCTACATCCTTCCCGACAAACCACGGCTCGTCATCAATTGTCAAAGTACGGACTTCTTGTCCGTGAAAATTAAAAATTTCGTTCATAGTATTCCTTTCTAAATTTGGTATAATGAAATCAAAAACGAGGTAATTCTGATGAAATTAAATCCTCATTTCAAATCAGCTTAGCAATAAATTTTAAGTAGACAGTAGCATGGTTGCTTTCAGCCGTGCTTTTTGT